TCGACCAGATATGCAGCAAATGGCGGCGCGTCAGTCGCAGAAGCCGAATTTCCTGCAAGATATGTTTAACGGCGGCGGCATGGGCGCGTCTGGTGACAAATTCCAAGGCGCTGGCGGCTACAGCGGCCTGCTAAACCTGTTCGGCGTGAAGCCTGCGGGCGCACAGGACCGCGGCACGATGCAGTCCTACATGGAGGCGCTACAAGCCGCCTCACAGCCCACTATGCAGCCACAGGCACCCTACAGTCCACAAATGCAGTCACAGCCCTCCATGCAGCCACCCACGGCCGCGTCGGCATCGGTTCCACCCGTGTCTACTTACCCGCTGTCTGACTTCGGCGACTTGTTGCGGCGTATGCAGGAGCAGGGCATCCAGCCGGGCTACCGCCCGCAGCCTTATGTTGGCGCGCGATAGATGGAACAAATCTACCAGAACTTTATCAATCTCGGCCTATCTCCTGATCAAGCGCGATCAAACGCCTACGCAGCATCCAACGCGCTCCCGCTGCCATACGACATCCCAAATTACACTGCCCCCGGTCAAGTTGACACTTTCGGCGACACTGCCGTTGAGATGATGCGCGAGCCTTGGTCGCAGGCGAAGGCTGACTGGTCGCAGGCTGGGCTAAGTGGCCCCGGCCTGTTGGCTGGCGGATCGGCTGGATTGAACACTCTACTGGCGGGACTCGGCGGCGGCGCTGGCGTGCTGTCTGAGGCGATGCCTGACATCGGCGGGCGTGGCGCAGACAATAACGAGCTTGCATTTGCACGTGACTTCATGGGATTCGGTGACGCTTACGCAGGCGCTGGCCTTGGTCGCGGCATGAATGCGCTTGATGATCTTGTTGACGCAGGCGCAGACGGGCTGGCTTATGCTGGCCGAGGCGCTGCCGACGTGGCGCGCCGATCTGCCGACGCAATCCCATCTGAGGCCCTCTACGCTGGCCGATCATTAGCTGAAGGCGACATGCGCGGCGTGCTGGATGCATTTGCGCCTAGTCGACCTGCGCAGGGCTTGGGTGCTGAAGCAGTTGAGGCATCCCCGGCGCGAGAAGTCGCGAACCTGCTGTCTTCTGGTCGTGCAAACGAGGTGACAGACGAAATGCTGGCTAAGTTTGCGCCAAAAGACGAGATGGAAATGTTCGATCTTTATCAGCGTGGTGCTACCGGCATGGACCTGCCGATGGACGAGGCTTCACGGATGGCGCGGGCGGGTCACTTTTCTCCTGCACTGCACGGAACAGGTGCAGATATTACGGCAGTTGACCCTTCATTTTTTGGAAATGGCCAAGACTTGCTAGGGACTGGCTTTTACACGACTACAGCGCCTAGTCGAGCGGATAGATATGTGCCGAGAGAAAAGACTTCTGGCATTGAGGTGCCCAAAGAGTACGCAGAGGGAGGCAACGTCATCCCTCTAATGGTCCGAGAGGATAACCCATTCATGCTCGACGAGCCTTTGGGCGATGCTGCCAAGGAAATTGCAGACATTTACGCTGATGACCCATTTTTCAAGGTTGATCGAATGAGTTCTGGAGTTAATGTCGTAAAAGACGCTGACGGGAATAGTGTCATGCTTGACCCCTACCAGCAAAGGCATTGGGCGTTGCAAAATATGCGCAAGGCATATGGCCCTCAGGACACATCAGGAGTCTTGTCAGAGGCAGGTTATTCAGGCGTGTCCGGGCCAGAATCATCTGGAAATCGGGTCAGATTGGCTTACGACCCATCCAGCATCCGCTCCCGCTTCGCCCGCTTCGACCCAAGGCTTGCTCACTTACGCAACTTGAGCGCAGGTATTGGCGGCGCTGGCCTGCTGTCCACAATGATGCCCCAAGAGGAGCAATACTAAATGCCAATCACAACCTACACCGAGCTAAAGGCAACAATCGCCGACTGGCTCCTGCGCGACGACCTCACGGCGGTCATCCCCAGCTTCATCTCGCTGGCGGAGGCTGACATTGCTCGCAGCGTGCGGCACTGGTTGATGGAGCGCAAAGTTCAGACTACGATTGACGAGGGTTACGAGTTTCTCCCCGACGACTGGCTGGCCACGATCTCGCTGCGCCACGCGACGGGTGAGGAAATCAAGCAAATTGGCGTCACCGACATGGCCGACCTTGCGCAGCGCGGCGCGACTGGCAAGCCTGCATACTTTCGGCACGAGGCTGGCCGCATTGAGGTCTACCCAGCGCCCGACACTGGTTACGACGTTGATCTGGTCTATTATGGTCGCACACCCGCTTTATCCGACGCAGCACCGACGAACTGGCTGCTGACCAATCACCCTGACATTTTGCTTTACGGCAGCCTGCTGCAATCGGCTCCATACTTGAGCGATGACGCAAAGGTATCGACGTGGGGCAGCCTGTATTCAAATGCGGTGCAGGCGCTCCAACGAGACAGCGACGCAGCCCGCTTTAGCGGACCATTACGCATGAGGATCAAAACATGACGACAACAACTTGGACGCAGACGGCGGGCATGGATAGCGGCTCTGACAGCGACACAGTCCTTTCATACGCCGAAGCTGCTGCACTTGAGGCAGAAGCCGCCGCCGCGTCTGCCGCAGCCTCCAGCATCTCCGCAAACGCATCCGCTGCGTCTGCTTCTGCGTCGTCAGCGTCTAGCACGCAGTCGAGCGGGTTTGCTGAGCAGGCAGAGGCAAGCGCCGTCGCCGCAGCCGCCTCCGCCGCCAACCCTAATATAGCAACAGTCGCCGGCTCCATCTCTAACGTGAACGCGGTGGGGGCGAGCATTGGCCCGGTCAACACAGTCGCCGGTGGGTTGGCTGACGTGACTACAGTCGCCGCCGGGCTGACTAACGTAGGCACGGTGGCGGGCATCTCCGCCGACGTAACGTCCGTGGCTGGCATTTCTGGCAGCGTCACGACAGTTGCAGGCATGGGCGCCAACATCACGAGCGTGCTGGCCGACGCTACCGACATTGGCACCGTTGCCGGCAGTATTGCAGGCGTAAACAGCGTTGCCGACAATTTGCCTGCCATTACCGCCGTCAACGCGCTGTCTGCTGACATTTCAGCCGTAGTCGCTGACGCAGCCGACATCGGCACCGTCGCGGGGATCGCGGCCAGCGTGACTGCGGTTGCGGGTGCGCGTGATGACATCCTTGAGATCACCTCTGGCAACAACCTTTTGAACGTTGGCTCAGTCGCCGGGATGTCTGCCCAGATTCCAGTTGTTGCTGGTGACAGCAGCGAGATCAACACTCTGGCGGCCATTGCGTCAAGCGTGCAGACTGTTGCTGGCATTTCTGCGGACGTGACTTCCGTCGCCGGGGCGTCTGGTGATATTTTGACTGTTGTCGGATCACTCAGCAGCGTTAACACAGTTGCCGCCGAGATTGACGCGCTTGTTAGCATTGAGGGTTCTGTCGCCTCTGCAAGCGCCTCCGCTGCTACGGCTGCGGAAGATGCTGCTACCGCCGACTCTGCTGCCACTCAGGCGGCGATAGACGCAGCACAGGTTGCGGCAGATAGAATTGTAGTTGCTGGCAATGCTGCATCAACAAGCGCTGATGTCGTAACGACAGCGGCTAACGCAACTGCTACGGCAGCAGATCGGGTTCAAACAGGTCTTGATGTAATTGCCACAGCGGCTGATGTTGTATCTATTGCTGGCAGTGAAGCTGCTACAGCAGCAGATCGTGTTCAAACAGGTCTTGACGCAGCGGCGACAGCGGCTGATCTGGTGCAGACAAGTGCAGATGTTGCTGAAGCTCAAGCTGCTGCCACTCAGGCGCTGGGCTACCGTGACACTGCAAGCCTACACAAGCTGGCCGCTGAAGCTGCTGCTACATCGGCAACCAACACTGCCGCAGCCCTCACTGGCTTAGACCTGTCAGCCATTGCAGCTACCAAGGCTGTCACAGCCGTTGACGTGTTCGTCTATGATACCTCGAAGGACAGTGACGGCGGTGCATGGCGTAAGCGCACACAAGGCACAAGCTGGTATCAGGAGGCCTTGAACACTGCTACTCGTGGTTCTCGTCGTGAGTTCCCTGCTGTTGCTGTGATTGTGGCTGAAGCTGCTAAGGTCACGATCTACGATGGTGATGATCCAAGTCTGCCGATGTGGATGGTTTTCACTGGGGGTGTCGGTGCTTCTTGGGTTACGTCATCCTATGCTGTCCTATATAGTGTAGCATCAAGTGTTTCAGCTACAGATGGCAAGATGCTTATTGGCTTTGGCAATGCGTCACTAGGAGGAGCATCGCTAATAGATTTTATATCTGAAACAGCTAAATTATACTCTGCGTATGGTGGTAGCGGCAGATTAGTAGCGACTAGTATAAAAGACCGAAACTTAACAAGTAACCCATCATTTGTGGTGTCGGGGTACGCTATCGTAAAAAATACAGTCAACGACGTAGCCATGACCGTGCTACCCAACGCCCCTATTGATGCAGCTACTGGGCTTCCTGTGCCTACGATTGCAGTGGCGACTGACGGTGGCGTGAGTGTTATCAAGGATGATGGGACTGTTGTTGATATTACTAGCGCAAACGCAGTGTATACGATCAGCCAGAGTGTCGAGTTTGATAACACAAATTCATTGTTTCTTGATCTTGGGAGTTCTAACAGCACCAGCTACCAACAAAATTATGTATTCAAGGTTTTGCCGACATCTGACACAGCATTAACCGTGAACTCTAAGGTTGGAACTGGTGCTGATGCGGATGAAAATTACACCAGCCGAGCAGGTGTGGCCAGTGACTTACGCCTTGTAAATGACGGCACTAACAACCGAGCTGTTGCCGTTGTCCCTGCTGAGGATGATCTTTTTATAGCTTTGGCGGGACAATCTGGGCTGAATAATGTTTCCCGCTACCCCGCAACCCCCTCAAGCGGCATGGTCGCCCACACCACATCCACCTACAACACAGGCTGGATGAACGGCGACATCAAGGGTGCCTTCCTGTCCGATACCGATGACACCGATCTGGTTGGTGGTGAGTTGGTCACGAATGGTACGTTTGATACTGATCTGACGGGGTGGACTAATACCTCGGGAGCATGGAGTGCAGGTGGAGGGCTGGCGAGCGTTACAACTACGACAGGTGTTGCGGATTTAAATATCAACGTACCAACAACTGTTGGGAAGGCTTACTTAATCACCGCAGACGTTACTGTAACGGCTGGGTCAATATTAATTCGCAGGGTTAGCCCAAGCACCGCCACTGCCTATTCTAGTGTATCAGGCCAATTAAGTATTGCGTTTGTGGCTGGCTCAACTTCCACTCCGATAGGGACTAGGGCTAACATTAACACTCAAGCTACAATCGACAACATCTCCGTCAAACTCATAGACGCAGACCGCTCGGTGAACGACAAGGGCCTCAACATCAACGGCACTGTAACCCGCAGCCCTGTAGCAACTGGCGCTGATCTGGTGGCCTACTCTGGGTTCTCTGCCAGCAACTACCTTGAGCAGCCGTATAGCAGTGACCTCGACTTCGGGACGGGCGACTTCTGTGTGCTGGGGTGGGTTAACTCCAGTGGCACTGGCACAGCCCTTGAAAGAATGTCGGATGATAGTGGAGATACTGGGTTTCAGTTAATTCACGATGGCGACAATTTTACTTGGTCCATTAAAGATGGTGGCGCTAGCAGAAACATTACTGGCGCAAAGCCCGACACTTGGTGCCATTTTTGCGGAGTAAGAAGCGGAGATAATTCTTATCTTTATGTAAATGGCTCTTTGGTAAATAGCATAACTGGGCTGTCTTCATATGATGTAGACGGTGCAAGTCCAGTCTTATCTGTTGGTATAAGAGTTCACTCAACAACTTATTCTGAAACAGGTTCCCTAGCCCTCCTCCGCATCTCAGCCACCGCACCCACAGCCGAACAGATTGCCAAAATCTACAACGACGAAAAGGTGCTGTTCCAAGAGAATGCCCAAGCCACACTCTACGGCACCTCTAACGCTGTCACAGCACTGGCTCACGACGATGCCACTGGCCTACTGCACGTCGGAACCAGCGGTGGACGTTCAGTCTTCCAAGGTCTACGCAGAGTGTCCAACACAACAACCGCAGTCGGTACTGCAATCAGCGCCAGCAATGGCCTAGTGGTCGAGGAGTAATCGCATGACTGTTTATATTGAGAAACCCGCAGTCAACCTGCGTGAAGAACTGGCCTCCCTGCGCAATCAGGGGGGCTATCAGGAGCAGCAGTTCTACTTTGATGGGCTGGTGGAGAATGGTGGGTTTGATGCTGGTACGAGTGGGTGGACTGCTTTTAGTGCCGCCACGTCAATCTCAGCCGCTGGCGGAGTTTTAGTACAAGAGTTAGTTTCTGGCGCTGCGTCCACTGCTTACACATCCTTTTCAACTGAAGTGGGTAAGACTTACTCTGTTCAGGTAGAGGTCACTGCCCTTACTGGTGGTGCTACAAATCCCAAGTTTTATATTGGGCCATCTCTTGGTTCAGGCACTCTGCTTCAAGTATCAGGTACAACTGTTGAAACTCTATCGGGGACTTTCGTTGCGACTACCACCACGACCTACCTTCACACGGAGGGACGTGGCTCTTTAGCAAGCACTGTTAGTTTCGACAACGTCTCAGTCTTCGAAGTCGATGCCAACGATGACGTAATCCACACCATTCCCAAAGGCTGGAAACCCAAAGACTTCTACGAGGATGGCCTGTTGCAGCGTGAGGGTGTAGCCCACGACTACGAGGTGGTCTACGATGGCTTCGACTACTACGTTAAGCCTACTGTAGCCCCCTCTGCCACAACTCAAACCTGCGTGATCGGAGTAAAAGCATGAGCCACTTTGTAACTAAAGGCGACCTGCCTCTGACACCAGTTCAACTTGAGCGACGTGCGCAGAAACACATCAAGCGGGTCTGGTCTGACCAAGCCCGTGAGAGGTCCATCCGCATATCTGACGGTGCCTTCGATGCCTTCATGACTTCCTTCTCAGCAGATCACGATGAGAACGTAGCCAACAACACGTTCAACTGGCAGCTTCAAGAATACGGCAATGCCGTAGCAAGGCTGGATCGTTACGTCCTAGCTGATGGTCGTCCTGAAGTATGGGAAGACCAGCCAACTGGTGAGTATGACGAGGAAGGCAATGAGGTCGTGGAGAGTGTGCTTGTGCAGTCCGCTGTAGAGCCACTGGAAGCCACAGTGGAGCAGCTAGTGTGGGCTGATGACCCAATGGTCGAACCTACTCTTGAGGTAATACCTAACCCGATCATAGTCGCTGACACGGAGGAACGTGCTGCGGCTCAGGCTGTGGTTGATGGGACATTGGGTGAGGTGAAAGCGTTCTAGCGCCGCGGTTGCTTTTCCACGCCAAAAATGACAATATGCGCTCAACACATTGGAGCAGACAATGACAGCCTTCACATACAGCAACCCCACCGTCGGTGGCTCCGAGGATACTTGGGGGACGACCTTGAACGCCAACTGGACGGCGCTCGGCAACTTTATTGGCACGCTGGACAGCGCGGAGCTGGCGGTGTTGGACGGGATCACGGCCACGACGGCAGAGTTGAATCACGTTGACGGCGTCACGTCGCCGATCCAGACGCAGTTGAACGCAAAGGCCGCCAACACTGCGGCGTCCATCGCCACCAGCATCAACCTGACTGGCGCGGCGTCAACGTGGTCGTTTGCGCTGTCTGGCAACGATCTGGTCATCAAGTATGGCGGTGTTGGTAAGGCCAAGCTGGACACGTCGGGTAATTTAACCGTCACCGGAAACGTCACCGCCTACGGGAGTGTCTAAATGACTTTGCCCTCCACTGGACCACTCTCCATCGGGAACATCCAGACTGAGCTCGGCGGGTCAAATCCAGCGAGCTTGAGCGAGTATTACCGCAATGGCCCGTATACGACAGCCAACAACACCAACGTGCCAACATCTGGCACTATCAGTGTATCTAACTTTTATGGGGCTGTTGGAGCGCTCGTAGTCGAGTATCAGCTAATCGGCGCTGGCGGCGCTGGTGGCCACGGCAACTTTAACAGTTACGCCAGCACACGAGCGCCTTCTGGTGGGTCGTCTAGTATTACAAGTGCAGCCATCACCAACCTCACAGCGGCGGGGGGCCTTGGCGGGCTTGATGCATACATTAACCCTGGGTATTCCCCAGCCCCCAACAGAAATGGCATTGGGACTGTATATGGCGCTGGCGGCATTGCTGGGCCATCGTATTACTCTGAGACATACTCTCCCGGCGGTGCGGCCCCATCAGCGTCTTACGGCGCAGGCGGCGGCGGCGGCGGCGGCGACTACTCTGGTTCGAATGATTCTTCTGGCGGCGCAGGCGGCAGTGGGCAGGCTGGCACATACCTGACAGGTACATGGCTTCTCCTCCCCGGTACACAGCTTGTTGTTAGCATTGGCACTAGAGGTCTTGATGATGGCAACGGCGCAAACCCCGGTGGTGCAGGTGCAAACGGATACGCCCGTATCCGTAAGGACGGTGGCGCTTGGACTAACTTCACGTCGGGTGGGACATATGTTGTTTAACTTTAAGGGGGCGACTGAATGCCATTAGTAGAGATCAAGCCACCCCCGGGCTTCATGAATCACGGCACCGATCTTGAGAGCGAGGGCCGCTGGCGCGACGGCAGCCTTGTGCGCTGGCACGAGGGCAGCCTTCGTCCCGTCGCCGGCTGGGTTGATCGCGTCGGGGCGTCTGTCTACACGTCTCCGCCTCGCGGCATGATCGCTTGGGACACCAACACAACGCGCTGGATTGCGGCCGGCAGCTATGACGCGCTTTACGCGACGACGGCTACGGGCATGACCATGGAGATCACACCAGCAGGCTACACGGCCGGCCTGCGTGACGCAGCAGTCAATACGGGCTACGGCGGCGGCCCCTTCGGGACTAGCTTCTACGGGCAGTCCCGCCCAGACACGGGTAACTACTCTGAGGCCACGACGTGGTCGCTGGACACATGGGGCCAGTATATGGTCGCCTGCGCGCCGACTGACGGTAAAATTTACGAGTGGCAGCTTGATCCGCTGGTGCCTGCGGCCGCCGTGGCCAATGCCCCCGTGGACAACCTCGGCCTAGTGGTGACGGAGAACCGCTTCCTGTTTGCCCTCGGCGCTGGCGGCGACCCACGCAAGATCGCTTGGTCTGACTTTGAGGACAATACGACTTGGACGGCGTCCAGCACGAACCAAGCGGGTGACACGATCCTGCAGTCCGCCGGTCAGATTGTGGCTGGCATTCGGACCGAGGGTCAAACATTCATCCTGACAGATCAGGACGCTCACCGAGCAGTCTACGTCGGCGCGCCGTTTGTGTTCCAATTCGACCGCGTGGGATCGTCCTGTGGCCTAGTCGCTCGCAAGGCGCTGGCCGACACACCTCGCGGCGTGATGTGGATGGGCCAACGCGGCTTCTTCGCATACGACGGGTCAAGCGTGAGCGAAATCCCATGTTCCGTGACTGACTTTGTATTTGACGACATCAACCCTGCGCAGATCAGCAAGTGCTGGGCAGTCACCAACGGCCAGAACGGCGAAATTTGGTGGTTCTACCCGTCGTCCACAAGCAATGACTGCGACCGATATGTGGCATTCGACTACGCCGCAGGCCACTGGATGATTGGGTCGCTCCCCCGTAGTGCTGGGTTTGACCGTGGCGTCTTCCGCGCGCCGATCTGGGCCAGCGAGGATGGCCGCATTTACAACCACGAGACTGGCTTCAACTACGACGGCTCGCCCGTCTACGCTGAGACTGGCCCCTTCCGCATTGGTGCTGGCGATAATTTGGCGGTGATTACGAAAATGATCCCGGACGAATTAAGCCTTGGCGACGTCACGATGACGCTGAAGACGCGCCTATACCCTAACGCCGACGAGACGACGCACGGCCCCTACACGCTGACCAACCCGACATCCGTGCGCGTGCAGGGCCGTCAGGTTAGGATGCGCTTGGACGCCAACACGCAGACGTCGTGGCGTGTCGGTAAGTTCAGATTTGATGTGAAGCAGGGCGGCGGCCGATGAGTGCCATCGCCCCGCCACCCGTCGGCCCAGATTGGAAAGTGTGGGCGCGCCAGCTATCGGCGTTCCTGTCGCGTTCACTCGTGCGACTTCAATTTAAGACGCAGAGCGACACGGCGGCCGAGGACGGCGTCATGCTGTGGGACGGCGTCGAAGGCTACCCTGTGGTGTCCAAGGACGGCGTGTGGCGTCAACTAGTGATGGCTGACGGCTACGCCGAATTTGTCAAAACGACCACCGTCACGGCGGCGGCGATCAACACGCCATACGCAATCACGATGGACACGCCGCTGTTTGACAACGGCATCCACCTCGGCACGCCAACGTCGCGCATTGTCTTCGACGAGGGCGGCGTCTACCTGCTCGCATTCTCGGCGCAGATTCTCGCCACGAGCGCCAACGCAATTGAGTTTAACTTCTGGCCGAGACTTGACGGCGCTGACGTTCCGTTTAATCGGATCACGACGAACACCAAGGCCAACGGGGTCACGACTGTAGTGTCGCGCACAATCGCGTTCACAATCTCCGCCGGGTCATACATTGAAATCATCTGGCAGGTGGACGATCTCAGCGGGCAACTTGTCGCCACCCCGTCCGCCACTTTGCCATCGTCTCCGTCGGTGACGCTATCAATCACGAGAATACGCGCATGACGCACAAAGTTGACATGCGATTGGTCCCCGTCGACCTGATCGACCAGCATTGGTCGACGTTTGCTCCGATGATCGAATTGGCGCAGAAGCGTGTGGCTGACCAGTGCGGGATGGGCGACATTTTAGACTGGCTGCATGACGGCACGTCCCGCCTCTGGGGCATCTACGTTGACGAGAAGCCACTGGCTGCGATGACGACAGCCGACAAGAATTACCCCCGCAAGCGCGTGATGGTCATCGAGATGATCGGCGGCGAGCGGGCTGACCTGTGGTCGGAAAGTGCGCTGGGCGAGCTGGCCCGCGTTTCCCGCCTCTCAGGTTACGACGCAATAGAAACACACGCGCGCGCAGGGTGGTCAAAACTCGCAAAAAGGTATATGTTTACCCCAAAGCACGTCGCCTATGAAATGGAGCTTTAGTCTTGGGACAAAGTAAAACCACAAACACCACCACGCCGACTGGTCCGGGCGTAGATTACTTCGCCAACACAGTTAACCCTGCGGCGTCAAACGTGGCCAGTGGCTCCTTCGAGGGTTACGGCGGCGAATACGCGCCAGGCTTGAGCGACTACAGCACGCAAGCCGTTGGCATGTATGGCCAAGCTGGCGCAGCGGGCAATTACACCCCCGCGGACTGGAACGCCCTCACACAGCAGAATATGTCGGCCTACACGCAGAACGTCATGGACCCGACGTTGGCCCTGATGGATCGCGAGCGCCAGAAGCAGATGGTAGGCGAGCAAGCCAACATCATCGGTTCGGGCGCGTTCGACAGCAGCCGGCGCGGCGTCTACGAGGGTGAAAGTTCGGCGGCATACGGCTTGGGCCGTGACAAGATGATCGCCGACTTGAACCGTCAGGGCTACAACGAGGCGCAGGCGGCAACGATGAACCAGTTTGGCGCACAGCAAGGCGCACTGGCGCAGGGCGCGGCTGGCCTGTCTGGAATTGGCGGCATGGATCAGAATTTGCAGATGGCGCAACTCGCTGGCCAGTATGGCGACTTCATGCGGCAGTACGAAGACCCGTTCAAGCGTTTGGGCGCTCTGACAGGTGCGTCGGCGGCGGCTCCGGTTGGATCAACTAACACTGAAAGTTACAAACCGGGCGTTTGGGATTACATGACGGCCATTGGGTCGATGGGTTCTTAAATGGACTACCGCGCGCTGGCGTCACAGATAGCACAACAGGAAGGCGTACCGGTCGACCTGTTCCTTCGCCTAGTCAACCAAGAGAGCCGCTTCAACCCAAACGCAGTCAGCCCGGCTGGCGCGATGGGACTGGCTCAGTTGATGCCCGGAACGGCGCGTGACCTTGGCGTCGACCCAAGTGACCCGACGCAGAACCTGACTGGTGGCGCACGCTACCTCCGTCAGCAGCTAGACACATTCGGCCAGCCTGACTTGGCATTGGCCGCATACAACGCCGGCCCCGGCAACGTGCGCAAGCACGGCGGCATTCCGCCTTTTAAGGAGACGCAGAATTACGTCTCAACCATTCTTGGCGCTCCGCAGAGCAGGGCAAGCACACGAGGATCACAGCCGATGGCACAGCCAATGACGCCGACACAGCAAGCCCCGAAGGGCATACTTGAGATGATGGGTATCCAGAAGCGTGACCCGTCGGCGCATGATCAGACGGCGATGTCGTTCTACCAGCGCGACCAGTTCAAAAACACAATGGGCAACCTCGCGATGGCAGCAAACACGCTGCGGCAACGCCCAGACGAGGGACTGTCAGGTCGTATCCAAGCAAGCCGTCAGCAGCGCGACCTTACGCAGCGGGCAAGCAAGACGGCTCAGTGGCTGTCACAGCAGCCCGGCGGTGAAACATTTGTTGAGATGCTGAATGCTGGCGGTGACCCTGCTGCCGTGTTGCAGGCTTATCAGAAGGCCGTCTCTACGAAGCCAGACCAGACTGCTGCGATGCAGAATTATGCAGAATACCAGCGCATCCTTGCGGCAGAGGGCCCAGAGGCGGCCGAAAAGTTTAGGGCCATGAGCCAAGGCGGAACGACAGTTAATACAGGTGACATTGGCACTGGGAATTATCTCTATGGGGCCAAGTATGGTTTGGAACCGGGCGAGCGCCTTAACGTTGAAACTGGCGCCGCGGAAGTTATTCCCGGCAGCAGGGCTGAAGCTGAGGTAAACGCATCCGCAGCCGACGCAGCGAGACGTGAAGATTCCGCTGCCGCGCAGACTGGTCAACAGGGCAGCGTAGTTGACAAAAAAGTAGACCAGCTTGTTGGGATGCTTGAAACGGGCGGCTTATTTGACCTGCCAGAAGCGGGCATTGTGGGGAACCTTCTTGGCTCGGCAGGTATAAACCAAGAGGCTGTCACGTTTAGGAATGAGGTCAAAGCAATCCAATCTATTATTGCTTTTGACCAGCTTGCTAAAATGCGCGCTGCGTCAAAAACAGGCGCTGCGTTGGGCGCGGTGACCGAGAGAGAACTTGACTTGCTTATGTCGGCATACGGCAGTTTGCAGCAGTCAACTGATCCCAAGGTTTTGGCTGGCAACCTTAAAGACATAAAACGAATTATGGGTCTAATTGAAAATGATCCTGTTGCTAGTCAGGTTTACTACGGTGGGGCGGCGACCGCGGCCCCAAGCCCATCTAACAACATTTCCGTTGGGGAGCCAATTCTATGAGTGAGCCGGTCAAGCAGTCATATCCAGTCAGAATTGGCGACGCTAACTTTGAGGTCCGCGCGACTAGCAAGGAAGAGGCATTGGCTATGGCAAGCGCCCCAGACTTTGCGTCTACCGCGCTGCGCGTTATTGCCCAGCGTGGCGACACGCGCGTGCTGGAAAGTGCAACTGGCCGTCGGCACTTGATGCGTCCGGGCGGTAGCAGCATATCCCCAGCGGCCATTGAGGAGTTTTTGGCTGGGGCTGAACCGGAGGATATTGCTCAGAAGCAGAGCGACAAGATGGTGTTGGCCCAGCACCCATACGCAGCGCGCGCTGGTGAGTTTGCGCGGGGCGCGCCTTTTATCGGCTCCCGTATAGATGAGATGGTGGGGGCCATTGCGGGTCCAGAGGCGACAGCGGGAATGCGAACGCTCTCTGGCGCCATGCAGCGGGAGCGTCCCGGCGAGACTTTGGGCCTGAACCTTGCTGGCGGACTTACATCGGCGGTTGG